ACCAGTAGAAGAACAACCACAAATAAAAAGCGATAAATTTCAACCTTTACAAGAAAAACCAAAACAAACTAATACAAGTAGCACAGAAACACAAACACATCGTCTCGGATTTGTAGAACCAACATTAACACAACCCTTTGCTGGATATCCAACAACAATTAGTTTGCCACAAATGAGTGATTTATTTTATTTATCTAAAAAAGCAAATGAAAATTTACTACAACGAATGAAAAAGAAAGAATTAGAATTATTACAAACTCCTATAAATCAAGATACTTTACAAAAGAAAAAAGATTTATCTAAAAAAGCAAGTGAAGATTTTGCGAATTATAATTTAGAGCAACGATTGAAAAAGAAAGAAAATCCATTAACATCAGAATTATTACAAAGTGGTCTAAAAGGATTAAAAAAGAAACAACCAATAGAACCATTGCCAACAAATAAACCTTTATCATTACAAGAAGAATTACAATTAAAAGTAAAAAATCCTAACTTAAAAAAATCAACAGAAACAGTTGCACCAATAAAATTACCAACACTAGCAGATGAAATAGCATATCAACGAGCAAACTTACGTAAGGTTGAGAATGGCATTGAAGCACCAAAATCAAAGAAACAAACTAATGAAAGTTTGCCACCATTGATGGAATTACCAAGTCAACCTAAACAATCATTACCTTTTTTACAAGAGTTGCAAAACGTTTTTAATACCAAAACAGACCAACAACTTTTACAACAATCAAAAGATAAATCACCATATAATCCTTTTGCTGGATTAAACGTATTTGGAAATGTTGGATTGTCAACTAGTAACACTGGAAGACGTGAAAGTCAATCAACCACTGCACCAGTTGCTCCTGTTCCAGTTGGTGCTATAGAACAACAAACAAGACTTAATAAAGATGCATTGATGAGTGAATTGTTAAGTAAATACCATACTGGCAATGGCAAATACTCAAGTTGGAATGATGGCATTACTGATATTGAATTAGAACGTATAATGAATGATAAATTACATAAGTTTGTTCCGGTAATAATGGCTGATGAAATACCATCATTGGAAAGATACATTACTCCAAAGACTAAAATATTTGGTTTCATTGTCAATACAGACCCATCAACCGAATCAGGCAGCCATTGGTATTCTGTTTTCATTGATTTTCGTAAATCAACTGTTGAAATTTTTGATAGTTTAGCAACACCACCAAGCAAGGGATTAATTAGTGGTTTGAAACAATTGATGAGGTCATTATCTCGTCCACTAATGTTTAAGGTAAAATGGAACCATAATGTAGTTCAAGACGCAGCAAGTAGCAATGATTGTGGGTTTCACGCTGCAAGTTTCCTTATTAAACGATATCACGGTCATAAGGTTGATATGGGAAAAAGACATACTATAATGACTGAAAAAGGACAAGCATATATAGATAAATTCAAAGAATACTTATAATCCATTTCCTTAAGTACTTTTCATAATTTAATATTAAAGAAATTCAATTACTTAATATTAAATGGAAGAAACCGGGTTGTTAGATATAAGTTATCAAATAGATATGATTACTGACGAAATATTTTATGCTATTGTAGACGCACAACCTACTCTACGAGAACAATTCTTAAAGAATAAGAAAGAATATAAATTAAATAAAAATAGAGATGAAAAAAGAAGAGTCAAAGAGAGAAAGAAAAGAATGCATTTAATACTCATCGACGAAGTTTAAATCCGTGGTCTATCGCATTCAATAATTTGACTTGTGCTTCTGCTCGTTTTTTACTCGTTCCTTTTGAATGAACAACACCAGTTGCTTTATTTTTGACTGAGTAAGTGTTCTTGTTATTATTCTTCCTGATAACATATGGCATAATATATATATATATCTTTAGATTATATTTTTTATTCATAACATACAATAATAGTCGTCCCTATTGTTAGAAATCCCCAAACTTCGGACAAAATAGCACCATAAATTGACATTCTTTTTGTTGGGGAAAAAGAAAGTCAAATGAGATTTCCAAAAAGGGAGGTTAGAATACCTATTGTTATATAAATCCCCAAGTCCCCAATATCTCTATATTTTACCTATATTTTAGTATATTTTAATGATTATTGATATATATCTCAGGGGGGACCCTTGCTTTTTTACTGGTTTTTGTTGGGGACTTGGGGACTGGGGACTTGGGGATTAACCTTTCTACAATAGAAGACATTCCAAAAAAAAATAAAAAATCAATTTGACATTCTTTTTGACCAACGAAAAGAATGTAAAACACAAAAATATTTTTTTTTCTATATATATATATATATAAAAAAGGTACAAATGTTCAAAATCCCCAACCCCAGCGTCCCCGAATCCCCATTAATTATTCTTCATCCGTTTCATAATCATTATTAATTAATTTTAAACCAAAGAAGCACATTTTATCTCTATATTCTCCTCGTTTTTTGTTTTTCTTTTTAAATACATTAATAGATTTCAGTTCATTATCAATTTTCTTTTTATCATCATTAATTAATTTATATAAATCATTCGCAACTATAAAATCATCCTCTATATTATTTGTTATACTATATTTCATAGTAATTTTTCCAATCAAATTTATACTTTCATCTTCATATATCTCTCTAATAATTGTAACTGGTTTATCAATAAAATTTTCATAAAGTAAATATACCATTGCATTTGCCCATTCTTCCGTTTTACATTTATTTTTAAGATTTAAATCTTTAATTTTATATCTGCTTAATTCAATATCACTAATTCCATTATTTCTTAATTGCTCTATTTCTTCTTCTGTTTTAAATTGATTAACTGAACAAAAGTTAAGTTCGTGTTCACAACAATCATCGCTATCAAACATTAATGAATAATTACCAAAATTAGCAAAAGTTGTTTCAATTGTAAAATGAGTATCACATCTATCAAAATTTCTTCTTGCAACAATTGTATCACCACCACCATTTGCTTTTTTCCAAATTTTACTATTAACAACTAATCCAGATTTACTATCAGGTACTTCTTGACTTATTGCTAATCTCACAAATTCTAAATCTAATAACCAGTATAATTTTTTAGAACAATCAACATTTTCACTTCCGGCAGTTTTAGAATTATATAGAACATTTCCTAATTCATATGTTCTAACATAATCTCCAAATGCAGTTTCTAATAAATTATATTGAACTCCTTTGCCACAATCCCTATTCCCAAGATAAGTAAGAAAGTTTTTATCCTCATAATTTCCAGTTATAGCTCTTGAAAAGAATTGTAAAGCAATATCAGATTTATCAGCATACATTCCATCTATCAATTTATTTTTAATTTCATTAATAATATCTCTATTTGGATTCTCAAAATAATCTTTAAAATTACGTTTAATTTGAATACAAGTATAATATTCAAAATCTATTTCATCCCAAGTATAAAATTTTTTATCTTTAAAATCTAACACGCCATCTTTAAAACATAACTTATTTTTTGTTGTAGTATGAAATTTATGATATAAAATTTTATCTTCAGTTGAAGTAATAATTATTGAATTAAATACTTCTTGAATTGCTTTGGCACTTTTACTATTGGCAGAATATGGAATAGGAAAATAATTGCTTAATTTATGAATATCTAAATTGATAATAAAGTTATAAATAGAATTATCAACAAATAATTTATCACACGACCAAATATTATCGTTTTTAAGAAATGTTTTTCCCTTCCAATAAAATACATTTTTTCCTAAGTATGATAATACTATTTCAGCTGCGTGTTTATCACTTTCAGCAAATATTTTTCCTTGTAAATGTTTATCCTTTTCTTCTTGTTTTAATCTTAATTCTTCTTCTTTTTGTAGTTGTAATAAATCATTGCTATTTTGTATAATTTGTTTCTTTCTTTGTTTTTCTTCTTCCTTTGCTTTCTTTTCTTCTTCCTTCTTTTTTCTCTCTTCTTCTTTTTTCAACTTAATTAAATCCTTATCATTAATGTATGGTGGAATGTAAAATTTTTCATCAAATTCTTTCACCTTGAATTTAATATCAAAATTGAATGTTTGTTTAATAACTTGTTGACAATCAATAACAATGTCATTATAATATAAATTCTTTAATATCATAAATCCATCTTGACAAGGAACAATATCTTTTAATTTGAAATCTTTGTTCTTAACCAAATAATTAATACATTCTTCTTGAATATATCTCTCTACAGTTTGATAAAATAATGCCATTGTAGTTCTTTTCTTTTTAGAAAGCAATGATTCAGGAGTATTATATTTAATAAAGTAATGTGGATTTTTTTTAAGAATATCATCACATATTTTAGGATTAGCATCATAAATAATTTCCATTAATTTATGATATTCATTTTGCAATCCTACAACATCATTATCATAATCATTTTGAATATTATTATCTTTATACCAAGTATTAACAGAAGAACCAAATGCTAATGCAGTAAATAATTTTTTAATGTTATCACGACTAACATTATATTTTATTTGTAATCTATTAAATATTTCATCACGATTATCTAAATATTTTTTTAAATAAATATATGATAAATCACCATTCAATGATAGAACATTTTGAAATACAGATTGGCAACAGGAAATAATATCAATATCAACATAAGTATTATCACAAAGAGAATGACGAGTAGGACGATGTAATACAGATAAACTTGCGTGATCTTCCGGAAGAATACGACCCCAAGAATGTTCGGGTAATTTAATTTTAATTTTAAGACATTTATCTTTTTTATTATATTTACTAAATAAAGTATTAAGATGTGCTTGTTCATTAGCAAATCCGTGATGAATTCGTTGATAATGATTATCTCCAAATTCAATGCCAATATTATTCTGTATTAAAGAATTTAATCTATCATCAATATATTCATTAAGAATAGTTTTATTATTATAAATTGATTGAATTTTGTTTAAAGTAAAGTTTGTTAGCATCGCCCTATTGTTAATATATATATATATTATATTATTTGTTTAAGTAGTTTTTAAACTCAAATAAATAATTAAAAAATAATGAGAATATTGAAAAATTCTTTTTGAATTTTTTTCCATTGATAATGACGCTTAACTGCCTTATTATTAAGAGCTCTGATTTTTTCAGGATTCTTCTTAACATACGTTTGATAAGACTTTTTATTTTGAAGATACGTTCCGTGCATTTTTAATTTCTTTTATATAATATAAAAATTACTATTTAAATAGTAATAATATATAATATAACTATAGGGAAAATGAAAACTTATTTAAAAGTTCCATATGATGAGAAAGATGAAGCAAAAAAGAATGGTGCTAGATGGGACAATGATAAAAAACTTTGGTATATCGTTAAAGGAATAAAAACATTAGAAAAATATATAATTGAAACATTGGAAGTAGATTATGATGATAAGGATAAGGTAAAAAAATTGGGCGCATTTTGGAATAATGAAAATAAGACTTGGAATACAACACGAGGAAATCTTGAACTAAATCCTGAATTACAAGAATATTGTTAACATAACTACGAATAATAATATAATCTCAATATATATATATATTATTATTATTATGCCCAATGCTTGGATATTGCATATTAAAGCATTTGCTCAAGAACACGGATTAAGTTATGCGTGTGCTTTATCTACTCCTGAATGTAGAGCAACATACAAAAAACCTGTTGTTGAAAAACGAAAAAAAAAATCAGCAGTAGAACAAGCACCAAAAGAAGCACCAAAAGAACCATCACCAATACAAGCACCAAAAGAAACTAAAAAAAAGAAAATAAAATTTATAGTTATCAATGAACAACCAAATCCATTTGTAGAAGAACCACCAGTAACAAAACAAATTACTGTAGAAGAAGCAGGGTTAAAGATAAGCAAACTTATAAGAAAGAAAAGATATACTATTACAGCAAACTTTTTAAGTAATGTATGTAATGATGTAGGAACTTGTTTAGCATTTGGTGAAGAAGTAGATAAAATAAAATACTTTTTTAATAATTTCAATAATTTTCATTACAAGAAAAGTATTATAAAAATAGGAGATGGTGATAATGGTATAGTCAATGAGGTACATTATCAAAGGTTAAAATTTAGTGCTTATACAGTTATAAAAAGTTGCAAACAAATAACAGGTGATAATCTAATTTATGAATATATGGTTGGTAAATTCTTTATTAATACAATTTATAAAAAATTACCATCATTCTTAGAAACATATAATTTTAGTTTAAAACCAAAAGATTTAAATAAAAATAAAGAATTTTATAATATTAAATCAAGCAATAAAGATGATATAAAAAAAGCAATAACCGTATCGTGTAATGACCCAACAAACATATTAATACAAATTGAATATTTACATAATCCAATAATTTTACGTAATATATTACAATCTGATAACCTATTTTGGAGTGAGGATTTAATGCCCACTTTATTTCAAATATATCATTCTTTATATTCAATAAAATCAGATTTTACTCATTATGATTTACATCGTGAGAATATATTATTATATGAACCTGTAAACAACAAATATATACAATATAATTATGAATTCAATAATGGAACAACTATATCATTTAAATCACGATATATTGTAAAGATAATTGATTATGGAAGGTCTTATTTTAATAATAGAATCGATAATATAAATTCAACTGATATAAAAAACATAGTAGATAATATTCCTGATTGCAATGATGACCATAGTAATTATTTTTTGAAAATTTCTGACTCGGTTGCAAAAGAAAATAATTACATTCTTAGTTATAAAAATAATCAAAGTCACGATTTAAGATTATTAAAATTAATTAGCACTGAATATGGAAATAAATTATTAGATAATTGCTATGATGAAAAAAGACTGACTAAAATTAATTATAAGGGTGAATTTGGAACTTCAGAAAAATTAACATCATCCAAAGTTACAATAAATAATATTAGTGAGGCATATAAAACATTACTTAAAATCATTACAAAACCACAATTTATTAATGATAATAATAATAATTTTGAAAATATGGAATTATTCGGACAATTAACTATTTATGAGGATGGCAGAGATATGAAATTCAATAAATAATTATGATTTCTTTTTCATTTTATCGTATATACGTTCTATATATGATTTAACTGTATTCTGTGTTTCTTTGATACTATTATGATATAACATTATTTCAAAATATTGCAATTTATCGTAATCAACAATGCTCAATTTTTCAATGTATGACGATAAATTATTTAATAATGTAGTAATACCATTTTCTTTATGATTGTCGATGTAATTATCATAATCCAGTTTACATTTGTTATAATTATTTAATAAATTGTTATTAGATAATTTAATATCTTCTATTTGTTGAATTACATCTTTGTTATGACCAAGCAATAATTTTCGTTGTTCTTCTTCTAATCGTCGTTTTTTAATTATTTCCATTCTTTTTTGTTCTAACCTTGATTTACTTATTTTCGTTACTTTTTCTATATTTTCTTTTTCTAATCTTTCTAATTTTTCTTTTTTTTCTAATATTTCTTTTTCTAATCTTTCTAATTTTTCTTTTTGTAATTTTTCTTTTTCATCATCTTCTTTACACTTTTTTATAAATTTAATTCGTCTATATAAAAAATATTCTAAATCATTCTCAAATTGTCTGCGTTCATATTCTTCATCAGGAATATCATAATCTTCATCTTCACCTTCAACTTGCAACTCTTGGATTTGTAAAGTTAGAGGTTCATTTTCAATAATGTTATCTATTAAAACCTCCGCATTTACAACAATAATATCATTTACTTCAGAACATATTATCTCTTGAATGATTGGTTCAACTGGTACATCAACTGGTACATCAACTGGTTCTTCAACTGGTACATCAACTGGTTCTTCAACCGGTTCATCAATTGGTTCATCAATTGGTTCTTCAACTGGTACATCAACTGGTTCTTCAACCGGTTCATCAATTGGTTCATCAATTACTTCATTGATAGTAACTGTAATTGGTTCTTCAATTGGTTCATCCTTATACAATGATGGAAACCAATTGCTCAGTGAATTACGAATATTATCTAAATTAATATTATTGTTAACAATAATATCAATACATTTATTATATTGTTTTTTAAATTTAGATTGTTGATAGTATTGCTTTCGCTTTTCTTTAATTATCATTTTTTTAGCAATAATTTGCTCTTCGGTGAGGATTTGCTTTGGTCGGCACATTCTTTATTAGTTTGTTTGTTATTTCTTGGTTGTTATATATATATAGGCAGTTGTCTTTAAGTCCTTTTCAAAAAGACTTTAAGAATATATAAAGACATTAATATATAAAAGACTTAAAGAAATAATAAGTTATTGAGTAATGATTGACTACACTATTATACCAGTTACTTATTATAAGATTGTGTGTAAGAATAAAGAAATTCCATATGTATACGTAGGTTCAACGACTGATTTAAAGATGAGAAAAGATACACATCAACGTGCGTGTAATAATCAAAACCACGATGCGTATAACTTAAAAGTATATAAGGTTATACGATTGCACGGAGGATTTAACAATTGGGAAATTGAAGAACTCGAAACATCATTGGTTGGAACTTATGAAAATCGTTGTTCAAAAGAGCAGGAGTATATCAATTCTTATAATAATGTGTTGAACCAAATCGGAGCCATTCTATTATTTAATCGTAAGTCATACTATATTCAAAATAGGGAAAGGATTATTGAGAGAAACCGACAATACGATAAAGATAATATTGATAAAGTCAAACTACGTCGTAAAGAGTATGCTCAAGCCCATCGTGAAGAAAATCAACTTTATTACAAAACTTATTATGAGAAAAACAAAAATCATTATTTAGAAAAGCATATATGTGGATGTGGTGGTTCGTATCGTGTATATGACAAGACGAAGCATTTTAAAAC